ATGTCTCCTAGCCTCTGTGAGTATTTGATTGTTTTAGGTGTCATCGGCCACGCTCTTATCGTTCAGATGATGAAAGTATTTGTTCAATCTGACTGGCCCGGATGTCTTTTGAAGTTCCTTCCAACCATCGACTAGCCCCTTATAGCCATAGAAGTCTTGCTTAAACTCCACTTGCTTTTCGATGGCGTAGGCATAGTGATCGAACACCAGACCCCAAGTTTCTGTCACGCCCCTTGGAACAAGGCGGGAGGCGACATTCAGCCGAGGAGGTTCGTGACTTGTAAAACATACTCCGTTGCCCCACTTCCAAGCCCTCATCCATTCATACCAGTTCGAGCCAAATCCTTCCCTTGTAACCACTCGTTTGTTTTCGCCCACAAAGAAATTACAATGAAACTGCATCGTTGCACCATCCTCTGCTCCCTTTAGACATTCATAAATTCCCTCGATCTGCTCTGCCCTCCACATCTCGTCAGCGTCTACCTCCATCACAACCCCAGAATCTACCCCAAAAAGGGCTTGCTGAATCATCTCTAGCTTCCCACTAAATGCCTTGCCTTGGCTGTGAATGATAACATTCCCGCCTTGGATGCTTTGGAGATATTCGTGCGTTCCGTCTATGCTTTTGAAGTCCTTATGCCATTTGTCGGGAACTTGATTACACCATCGGGTGCATCCTAGCGGCTCAGCCACTCCCTCCACAATCCTCCATTGCCAAGGAATCTTGAGCTTTTGAAATTCTGCTAGATGCCTCTCGATAAAAGGCATCCCATTGAGGACGATGGTAAAGATGGTTAGCATTTCAATCGACCATAAATAACGCTAATCTCTGGACAGAAAGAAACCGAGTCGTGCCGGTAGCACTCAAACCCAATCGAATCAAACCAATCCATAAACTCCTTTAACCAAGTGTCTGAATAGTGTAGCTCGATGGCAATTTCTTTTAGATTGTGAACATTCCCAATTTGCAGAAGTTGAGTCTCGTCTCCTTCGATGTCGCACTTAATGTGGGTGATAGAGTTCTCTGTTATCCAAACATCTATTTGGAATGCGGAATCTGCCTTTTCGCACAAGAACTTTCCTTGTGGGTATTGTTGAGAAAGGGTTTGAATGTCTCCTTGGTTTATGTCCACCCCCATATAAAACTCTGGCTTTTGTGATAGAAAATACTTGGTTGTTCCGTTGGCCTCTTGCCTTTCTGTTTCTGTCCAGAACGCACACCCCAAGTCAAGCACCCTGCCGCCAGCCACATTGAGATGTTGCCAATGAATTTCGGGTGATTCTGATGTGACGATTCCCTTGGTCATAGTTCAAATATAGCCGCACCATTACGCACCAACCAATCCTCCCAAAGCAGTTTAGCAAATCCCTTGAGCTTGTTATAGTTCGCCAAGTTTTTGATGTCGTTCACATCGTCTAGTGCGATGATTGCCTTATCTGCTAGGAAGGGACGGACGCAACGCAATTCTGCCTCACCAGAAAATGGCGAACCATCAATTAGCACAAAATCAAAGTCTACATTATGCTCAAAGTGAATGTCCTCGATGGCGTTGGTTGAATAAGGAAAGGCGGTTTCTAGGCAGACATTGTGCCAGCCTAGAACTGTTTCGAGGGGATATTGGTTGAGATTTGTTTTGGTAGTTCGATAAAACTCCTCAATATCGTTCTTATTCATCCATAGCTTTGATAGGGTTGCCGTGCCGTTGATGGCAACGCCCCCCCTTGCAGATAGGTTCATCGAATGGCGACCTATGCGGTCAGGGTGGTTCTCAATGCTGAATAGCTTTTTGGTTCTGATACATTGAGTTGAGCCGTCCCCAGTTCCTCCCCCGATCTCTAGCCCAACTTCCAATCCCTCGCTATATTTTGCAAGGGCTTGGCCGAATGGGTCGTGGATGCTTATTTCTTGCACTTTGCGTATCCAGTAAGAGCCTTCACGATCACATATTGAATAACCGCTTCCTTGTCGTGTTTTAATGCCAACATTCCGGCCTTGTAAAGTTCCTTCTCAGCCTTGTCGTCATAGGTGATATCAACCTTCACATATTTAGTGGGGTCGGGGCGAGACTTCCCAAATCTAATTATACCAAGCCTCCGCGTAGTCTCCCCCTTTTTTGCTTTCCTACATCCAATTATTTGCTTTTCGTTTTTCATAGATTGCTTTTCCTTTCTCATAGAACTCTGGTTTGTTGTGGTTCTTTAGTTGCTCGTCTGGGTTGCCCCCTGCGAACATTGGGTTCTCGTGTCGAAAGATCAAGTCCTTTGCCTCAATAACCACATCATCGGCATAGGCTCTATCCGTGAACTCGTTATCGGAATAAATGCCGTCCGATTCTTGGTAGGATGGGTGGAACATATTTCCCCCCTGCTTGCGTAGCCTCTTTTGCGTTAGGATAGCCATACAAAGCAGTTTGTCGGTTCGGAGGCCATCTGATACTGCCAGCACCCTTTCAGCCTCTAGGTTGTCGATCTTGCTCAAAATTAGGGCATCCCAGTATCTTGGGGGACTCCAATCATCGCTCATTTGAATAATAACATCGCCCTTGGCTATCTTTGCCCCTTCGTTCCAAGCGTTAATGATTCCACCCGGATTGACTCTTTTGCCCTCGTGCGGGGTGTAATCAACCGCCTCATCGTGATCAACCATAAACAACCACTCAATCGCTAGGGGTTCTTTCGCTAAAGCCAGCCATTGCATCTTTCTTGAGAAAGCAATGTGAGGTCTGCCCCTTGTGGCGTGAACTACGCTGATCTTTGGCTTGGGATACATATTCGCCAGCTTTTGTGCCTCCTCTTTTTGGCCGTGGCAAACTGAAGCCATCCGATAAGCATCAAGGGCTTGCCATTCATAAATTGCGTGAACTTGATTCCAGTAGTGGAGGTTGGGTTTGGGCATCGCCATACAAGCCCGACCAGCGTGCCAAGCCTTCGGCCAATCTCCCCTTGCAGAATATTCGGCCATCAAATAAAAGTATGCCTCTCTACGAATAGGATTCACCGCAATCGCTTCCCCTAGATATCTCATTCTCTTTTCTGTGGGGGAACATCTGCCTAGATTGCAAAGCAGTTCATATTTTAGGGTTTCGTCTAGGTCTGAAAATACCAACGCCCTCTCCCCCACCTCAATCGCCTTATCGACTTGTCCCCTCAAGAAAAACTCTTGGTGCTGATAGTAAAGGTTGAAGGGGGCAGAGAGAAGCTCATCGGCTAGGATGCGATGATTGCGGTCTGCGGAATCTGCCTTGCTTGTAATTGGCCTATGAATCCTAAATATCTTATCTATCGCCAATAGCTTATTTCTGTCGTTTGGCTCAAGGGCTTCGTGGACTCTATTCCTCCACCTCCCGCACCCCTTCCTCAAGGCCATCTCTCGAATAGGATTCAACCCAGCATTTTCAACTAGATATCGAAAGCAAACAATTTCAGCCCCTACTTTTTCAGCTTGTTCCAATCCTTCCTCTAAAACCTTCTCCCCATCCTCTGCCATTATGTCGTCAGCATCTACCCAGATAGACCACTCATTTTTACAAGCATCTAGGGCGGTATTTCTAGCAGAAGCAAAATCGTCTATGTGAGGCCAATCAGTTTTTTTGTTTTTGTAATGAATGACTTTAGCGCCCAAGGAAAGAGCGATTTCCTCTGTCTTGTCTGGCGTAGCTGACCCCCCAGCCATACAAACAATAATCTCTTCTGCGATGGACTTAAACGATTCAATGACTCGCTTGATGTGTGCTTCTTCATTTCCGGCGATTAGATAAAGGGATATAGGGATTTTCATTGAGACTAGGATTTCTAACTGCTAAAGGATGTCAATTAAAAGAAAAGGGGGGAGCAAGTTATTCACTCACTCCCCCCTCTTCGGAGGAAACAACCAACCAATCTTTAGCTGTAAGTCGTGGTGATACGGACGGCGGCGTTCGCATCAATGACTTTCTCCGCTGTGTTCATGCGAACACGGAGAACATTGGATCGACGAGCTTCGTCACGATAGCTCTCGGAGACGAAACCACCCGGAGCGTCATCAGACCAGACCAAGGTGCGTCCTAATCCACCAGCGGTGAACTGACCAGTTGCAACATTAGCAACGACGATCTTGCTGTCGGGAACAATGAACGAGCCAGAGTAGCTCTTGTTCTTGTTTGCTGTGTTGTAAGCCGCACGACCGATGTAAACATTGTCCACACCAAAGGCGAGGGCAATCTGTTTTTCATCAAGTAAGCGTCCACCAGTATTTGAAACAACTCCGTAGAATTGATTTTGCAAGAGGGTCGTCCGACGAACCCGCTCGTACACGTTGGCAGACATAATCACCGCATTGGCTTCATAACCGAGCTTGTTCAAGGCGAGTTTGCCAGCCGCAACGTCAGCAGGGGCGTTGATGGTCGCCAAGTTGGCTTCGGTGTAGTTAGCCGTAGGGCTAACGTCAGCCGTGGTGAAGGGGGTCGTTGTTGCCCAGAGCAAGTCAGCCACCCGCTTTTCGTGGGAGAGCTTAACCTGACGGAGCAAGAACTTTGCAGTTTCAGCTTCGAGCGAGAAGAAGCGGTTTGCATCCGAACGGAACGAATCGTCAATCAACTCTTCTAAGCCGGTTTCAATACAGTCGTAGGTATCGGAAGTGAATTTCCGAATTGCACGAGCGTATTCAGCACCAGCATTCCGCTTGGCCGCATCAGCGTTCAAGAGGTCGGCATCAGCCGCCTGCACTTTAAGATAAACACCACTCTTTGCAGGAACGGGCAAGAGGGGCATAATTTCCGCACCGATCAACCCAATTTGGGCTGGGGCTTCGATGAGGGCTTGGTTAATGTCTGCACGAATTGTCGTGCCACCAGAGATAAAGCTCATTTTATATTAGTCTTTCTTTTGTTATTGTTTCGTTGTTTAGAACATCGGTACTGCAACTTCGATAACCGCATTGGTTGCTGTGGCCGCTTCGAGAGCAACACCAGCCGTGACGATGTTTGAAGCCGCTGTGGTCACAAGACCAGTAGCATCAAAAAATACCGTGTTACCAACTGCCGCCGTGCCAGACACGGTTGCGAGGTAGGTCGGGTGGAACAGCTTAACTGCCACGAAACCGCCAGCCGCAACATCTTCTTGAGTCACGCCGATAGCTTTGGTTGCACCAGTTACCGCTACGTTTACAAAGCCAGCCGTGGTGGTATCGGGCTGGACGAATCGGAACGCCGAGATGGCAGAAGCCGAACCGAACGTGCGAAAATTATTATCAATTTGAGTGGACATTTTCTTTTATCCTTTTGTTAGATTTTCGTAATGCCACGGCTACGAGCCTCGGCATATTCAGTGGGGTTAGATAGCATCACGGCTTGCATGGCCTTGAGCTTTGAATTGGCGTAGTCGCTGTGGGCGGCCACGAGTTCTTCAAAAGTTTTGGGTTCAACCTTTGCAGGGGCTTCAACAACTGGAGAAGCAGAGATGGGCTTAATGCCAAACTCGGTGAGAACTGCTTTGAGCTTTTCGGCCATCTGCGTGTCGTCTTTCTTCACCTTGTCTTCAGGGGAGGGGACATCAGCAACTGGCGCACCTTCGGCTTTATCCTCTGCTTGGTCTGCGGCTTCGTCTGCGGGTTTCATAGCGGCTTCGAGAGCCTCTAGGCGGGCTTTAAGCTCGCTCAATTCGTCCATATATTTCTTGTCCATATTTTTATTCTCCTTATTGTCAAGTATTGGGTCGTGTTCCACAACGGCTTGTGTATCGGCAGGGATGCTCACGCCTCCCGCATTATATGCCAATTTTGATTCTGCCTTTACGCAAGAACCAGATTCGTAAGCCGGAACTCCCTTTGCTGGTTTGTAACCTTCCCAGCATCGGAACTTTGTTCCAACTGCGAAAACAAGCATCTCAACATCTTTGCTTTGAAAGTCTCTAAACTTCTCGTTGCTTGCGGGGCTAGAAACTAG